GGTGCTGCGTATGAGGATACGCTTCAATTTATGAAAGAAAGAGAGCTTAACATCTAACAATGGTGGGATGAAAAGGTTTGTGGATTTCATATTTTTCATTACAGTAAATGGACAGACTGTACGAACAGAACCTCGCTTCGGCGGGGTTTTGTGTTATAGTGACAGTATGAAATATAAAGTAAAAAAGAAAAAAGTATCTAAAGGTAAGAAGAAGAAAAAAGGTTACTAATGGCTACATACCAAGGCAAGTCAGTAAAGTTAAACTCACCTTCCGCAATAGGTAAGGGTGAGCCTGGGTATGGTCGAAAGAAATCTAAAGTGTATGTAAGTAAAGGTGGGAAAGTGGTTAAAGTAATGTTTGGTGACCCAAACATGGCTATAAGAAAAAACAATCCTGAAGCTCGTAAGAGCTTTCGTGCAAGACATAAATGCGATACTGCGACTGACAAAACCACAGCAAGGTATTGGTCTTGCAAAGCATGGTAAAAATAAAAGGTGTTGATGTATCTAAGTTGACTAAAAGACAACAAGATACTATGAAAAAACACTCTAAGCACCACACAAAAAAACACATACAGTATATGACTAACTCTATGAATAGAGGTACAACATTTACTAAAGCACATAAAAATGCACAAAAGAAGGTAGGTAAATAATGGCTAAGAAAGTAAGTTGGATGTATGGCGGTAAAAGATATTATGGAACTCTTATAAGAGAAACAAAAACTCATAAATTTGCTCGTACAGAAAATGGTAAAATTAAAAAAATAAAAAAATAATTGAAGAATAAAGTACCTTGTCCAGTGTGTGGAGAGGCGTTGTTACCTAGTGACAATATGAAATGTAAAAATAAAGAATGTGAAGGTTATGACCGATAAAAAATTTTGTTACGCTGCAGGTTGTCATAGACCTTTACCCCCTAAAGCTAGAAAGTTTTGTTCTAAGCGTTGTTATAACAGAATTACACAACAGAAAAAAAGAGCTAAAGCTAAAGGTGTAGAGTGGACACAAGAAGAGGACCAGTTAGTTATACCTAGTCAAAAAAATGTACAACAACGCAGAGGTAAAGTGTATAACGATATTGTTGAATCAGGTTTAGGTGAAGAAATACTTAAAGGTAAAAATACAATGTCTGATGTTGCAAAGATACTCAAAACATCTGTTGCTGCAGTATCTATGGCATACAACGCATACATAGAAGATTTAGAAAATGAAGTTGCTAAAGATACTTGGGAAGTACCACAAGTAGCAGAAAAATCATTACAAGACTTTAGAGATTTTAGAGATAGGTATTTCCAAACAGAAAAAGGAGAACCATACGAAACTCCTGACTTTCACATCAAATGGATTAACTCTATTTTAGAAGCTATAGAAAATGGTGAACAACAAATGATATTGTCACCACCTCGACATGGTAAGACAGATTTGCTTATACACTTTGCTGTATGGATAATTTGTACTACACCTAACATTCGTATTTTATGGGTTGGTGGTAACGAAGAGATTGCTAAGAATGCAGTTAGTTCTGTACTTGACCAACTAGAAAGTAATGAATTACTTATAGAAGAAATATGCGGACCTGGACCAAAATTTAAACCAAGTAGTAGAACAGGTAAGTCCTGGTCACAAAGTGGTTTTACTGTAGGTACAAGAACAGTTACAGGTATTAAGAGTCCGACAATGGTTGGTCTTGGTAGAGGTGGTAAGATTCTATCTCGTGACTGTGACATTATTATTGCTGATGACATTGAGGACCACACTTCTACAATGCAACCTGCATCAAGAGAAAACACAAGAAGTTGGTGGACAACAACACTCTCTAGTCGTAAAGAGGAACATACCGCTATGGTCGTTATTGGTTCACGACAACACTATGACGATTTATATTCACATCTTTTAGAAAACGAATCTTGGAAAACTATTGTTGAAGAGGCACATGATACAGGATGTACTTTACCTGACTGGGAAGAAGATACTCATCAAGACTGTATGTTGTGGTCAAGTAAAAGAACTTACAAATGGTTAATGGACAGAAAGCGTGGTGCTGAAACTACAGGTGGTCGTGCTATATACGAAATGGTTTATCTTAATGTTGCTATGCCTGATGGGTTGTCTTTGTTTGACAGAGTAGAGATAGAAGAATGTCGTGAGCAGAAAAGAGATATTGGACACATACCACCAGGTACAAGACTTATAGCAGGATTAGACCCTGCTTCTACAGGTTATCAAGCTGCATTTTTATGGGCGTATGATGCTGCAGAAAATAAATTACACATGGTAGATATGAACAACAGTTTAGGTGGCGGTATCCCACAAGCATTAGACATTATAAAAGAATGGTGGATGAAGTACAGTGTATCGCATTGGGTTATAGAAGAAAATGGTTTCCAAAAAGCTATACGACAAGATAAAAGTATACGAGAGTTTGCTTCTGGTCATGCAATATTTTTAGAGGGACACGAAACTTACAAGAACAAATTTGACCCTATGTATGGTGTTACAGCTATGCGACCAATGTTCCAAGAACAAAAGATTTCTTTGCCATATCTTAGCTTTGAAGCGCAAGAGAAGGTAAACTTATATACAAGTCAGTTAGTATATTTTAGTTCTGCAAGGAACAAGAGTAAAAGCGTAGGTACTAAGACAGACATTGTTATGGCTAGTTGGTTTCCAATGAGAGCAATTAGGCGTATGCAAAAAGAAAGATTTGCAGAGTTAGGATATGATTATAATCCTAGTTTTTCTGGGTATGAACCTAGTAGTATAGATATAGATAATTGGAGATAGATGCCTTTAAATAGCGAACAACTAGCACAAAAAGTAGATTACTTACGAGCTATAAATCAAGAGGGAATGTTAGACAGGTCTAGGATTCGTGACATTATGAATGGTGGCGAAGCTGCGGTAAAAGCATTACTTGGTGACAAGATGAATGTTGAATACAACCAATTACCTGCACCTAACTTATTTTTGACTGCATTAGAAAGATTTGCACAAAAACTAGGTAGAGCGCCAGATTTAAAAGTAGATATTACAAATGACAATGATTCACAAAGAGCTAAAAAGAAATCTGAAAAAATAGAACGCATTGTTACTTCATACGATAAATTTAATAAATTACATAAACAATTACCACAAGCATCTAGATGGTTGCCAGGTTATGGTTTTGTTGTATGGACTATAACGCACAAGAGAGATAGAAATGGTAATCCATATCCATACGCAGAATTACAAGATTCGTTTAATTGCTATCCAGGTAACTTTGGTAATGACCAAGAACCAACAGAGTTAGCAATTATTAGACGAGTTCCTCATGTTGTACTAGCAGAACAATATCCTGAAGCTAAACCTTATATTTACGAGCAGAATAAAGAAGAACAAGAAAGTGCATACTCTATACTTGTAGAAACTACAGAACGCCAAAGCAGTTGGGCTAACTCAACAGGACAAGGCAAAGTAGTAGTAGAGTTTAGAAATGACGAGGGTACTTATGTATTCCTACCAGAAAATAACAAAATTATAGACTTTATGCCTAACATGCTGAAGTCAGGACCTTGTTTTGTGGTAGCAAAACGATACTCATTTGACCAGATGCAAAGTCAATTCCAACACATTACAGGACTTATGGCGAACATGGCAAAGATTAACATACTTGGAACTATTGCTATGGAAGATGCAGTGTTTACAGAAACAAACATTGTTGGAGAAATAGAATCAGGTAAATACAGAAAAGGTAGAGGAGCTGTAAACTATTTTGCTCCTGGTTCTTCTGTATCAAAACCAGTTAATAACTTACCATATCAATTATTTCAACAAGTAGATAGATTAGAAAGACACCTTAGACTTGGTGCAGCTTATCCAGTATCTGATGATGGACAATCACCTAACTCATTTGTTACAGGTAGAGGATTAGAAGAACTAGGTCAGTCTGCATCTTTGCATGTTAGAGAATATCAGACTGTACTAAAAGAAGCTATTGAGCAACTTGACTCAAAGCGTTTGGAATATGATGAGGCATTGTTTAGTGCAAAGCGTAAACCAATAGCAGGTATGCACAATGGCACAGCTTTTAAAGAAACATACATACCTAATACTGATATATCAGAAATGTATGAAACAAGACGAGTGTATGGAGTAATGGCAGGATTTGATGAGCCACAAAAAATAATTACAGGGTTGCAATTAAAACAACAAGGCATTATTGATACACAAACATTACAAGAAAACATGGATGGATTAGATAACATTACAAAGATACAACAGAGAATACATGCTGAAAAAGCAGAAACTGTTTTGTTTGAATCTTTGATGGCACAAGCTGCACAAGGTGACAATAAAGCTACAATGGCAGCAATAGAAATAAGAAAGAATCCATCACAAATGGAAGATATACTAGATAAATTTTATACAGCACAAGGTGAAGAACCAAGTCCTGAAGAACTTGCGTTATTACAACAAGGAGTTCCACAAGAACAAGGTATGGGTTTAGGTCAATCACCAGTCGGTATAGAACAAGTATTAGGAGCTTTGGGGCAACAACCACAACCAGAAGGAGCATAATGGAAGAAAATATCATTAATCAGAAATTTTATGACATTATCAATGGTGAAGATTGGGATGATGTAGAGCTAGAAGATACCATCATTACTACTGATTTAATTTCAGAAGAAGATGTACCTATAACTCATTTCATAGTTCCTACACCAATACCAGGTGTTTATATAAATATTAAATTAGGATTTAATGTAGATGGAGGAGATGATAATGCCTAGAGGTAGAAAACCAAGTGCATTAACACAAGAAACTGACATGACAGGCGGAGGAACTTTTGCAGATATTGTTGCACCTACAAGAATGGAAGGTGACCCAACAGGGCAAACTGCTGCTATACAAGCGCAAATAGATTCTGCACCGCCAGTTGACAAAGAAACTGCTTTAACAAGTGGACCTCCTAATGTCGGTAGAATCCCACAACCTATGAACCTCTCAGCACCTACAACTAAACAATTTGAACCAAACACAGCAGGTATACCTGTAGGTCCTGGTAGTAATGGACCAAGAGTTATACCTACAAACACATTACAAAACTTTTTAATAACAGCAAAAAACTTAACTAACGACCCTATATTTGACGAACTACTAGCCGAAGATATTGTGCCACAACCACAATTAGGGAAAGACCCTGAAGATTATTTTGGTATTTAATGGCAGACTACAGACAAATATTATTTGGTCCACCAGAGTTAGAATCATATCTAGCTGATAATACAAAAGCGAATCTAAACGAATTAGACTTTTTTAAAAATACAGTTACACCTGAGATAGCACAAAACGCTGCAAACATATCAAGAGCGTATCCGAACATGGATGCAAAACTTGTTATGTATGGAGCTATGCTTGGTGTACAACACGATTCAGATTTAGCTTTACAGTTAGCTGAAAGACAAAACAATGTTGTTATAAAACAAAATCAACAAGCTATTAATGCAGTATCTAAAAGAAAAAGAGCATCACAATTAGGTTTACTAATGTTAGACCTTGGGTTTCAACCAATATCAAGAAACTTTAAATCTTCTGTAGTTGCTGCAGATGAAACAGGAACTAACAAATTTCAAGCAGTTGCTGCTAACACATTTATTGGTGGGTTAACAGGTGCTGCTAGTTTTATTCCTGGAGTAGATGGAGATAAAGCTGCAGACAGAGTACGAAGAGCTTTAGTAGGAGATAAGTTTGCTGATGTATATAAAGAAAGCAAAGATGCTTATGGACCTACAGAGTTTAACTTAGCCTATGATGAAATAAAAGCAGGTAGACCTCTTAACTTAGGACAAGGATATTTTCCTTCTTCAACACCAATAGAAGAAACACAGGGATACAAAGATTTAAAAAGGTCAGGTCTTGCAGACAGAGATGCTTATTCAGAAGCGGAAGAAATTTATGGTGTACCTATAACAGAACGCTTTGAGCAAAAAGAAAATCAATTTAAAACAGAAACCAGAAAAGCAGGAAAAGTAAACATATCACCAGGTAGAGTAGTTGCAGGTCAATTCTTTACTAAGGATGATTTAGGATACGCTATTGGTTCTGCTGCTTTAGATGGTGCTTTTAGAGTCTTTGGTGACCCAACTAATGCTGCTTTAGGTTATTTATCTGGTGCAAAGTTAGGACTTAGAAGTCTAGTTGATGATGGTATGCAACAAGCATTTAAGACTGCAAAAGTTGGAGATGATATAAAGAACATTCCACTAATAAATCAATTTGTTAAAACAATTAAGGGTGGAACTATGCAACTATCAGATGGTACATCAAAAGTAATTTCACCAAAAGAAGCTAGAAAATTAATGTTTGGTCGTACCGCAACACAAGTACTTAATACTAAAAGAGGAGATAAACTTCTTGATGCTTTTGTTGCTAATGCTGATTTAGCTACATTGATGGATATGCCAGGATTAAACAAAGCACCTGTAGAGTTACTTAGGTTGCTTACTGTCATTGACGATAAAAACTTTATGAAAACAGTTTTAACATCACTAATGCAAAATGGTAATTTAGCAGGTGTTGATGACGCTATGAAATTGCGTTATGGTCTTAATGATGATGTTGTAAGAGCTATATCAGAAGGTAATCAATTAAAATTACCTATACAACCAAATCTTTTAGGAGAAGGTTCTAACCTTATAGCTAAAAAATTATTAGGTAAAGATACTGATGTTGGTGGAGCTAGAAAACTTATGGAACAAGCAAACAAAGTAGCAGCAGCTTTTAATCCAACAGCAGCAGACAATCTATTCACAGGAATAATTGGAGTAGGTGGAGATTTACGCTCATCTATTCCTAGAAGAATGAGTAGATTCTTTGACTTAGCACCAGGTAAACAACTATCAGGTAAAAATATTGGAGAGAGTGCTAGAAACTTAGATGGCATTATGAAGTCTGCAAGATTTACCAATGATTCCAGAAATAAATATATGGAGCAAATTTTAGATACTGATAATCCACAAGATATGTTGGCAACAGTAAAAGAAGTGTATAAAGAAGTTGGAGAAAAAATTGTAGAAAGAAATCCAGACTTAGGAGATTTTAAAGATGAAATAAAAGAATCTATGGAATTTTTAGCTAATGAGTCAGATTTAAGAAGATACAACACTACAGAAGAAAGTGGAAGACAATTAGCGTACCCAGGAGTTAAGTTTAAAGTAAGAACAAAAACTAAAACAAAAACTGGTAAAGATGAAACAGTATTTGAAGCTGTACCTACTGCACAAATGGTTTCAGAGTATGTCGATAATTACATAACATTGATTGACTATTCAGAACTAGAAAGATTTTTTCCTATATGGAGAAATGTTGTAGGCACTAAAAAATCTAATCTTAGAAATTTTATTGATGAACCTACTGAAAAAGTTACTAATAGATTAATCAAAAGAATGGGTGGTAGAAAGTTAAAAACTGACCCAAGAACTGGTAGAGCTACACCTGGTGGACAAACAACATTAGGAGCTATGTATGAAGATTATTTATTACAAAAAGTTCTTAAACCTGTATGGATGCTTAGACCTGCACTGATAGCAAGAGTTATACCAGAAGAAATGTTGCGTATTATATTTAGTGGTTCTCGTGTAGGACTTAACCATCCGCTTTCTTATTATGCAGTAAAAATGGCTAAAGGCACAACACTAGAAATGCAAAATGCTTATGGTGATGTCTTATGGGGAACAAGAATTAAAAAAAGAGAAATGGCTATGATGGAAGAAATCCTTGGTCCAGAGTTTGTAAAAGCTGCACAAATGGAATACCCACAAGTAGAACGATTACTTAAACACATGAAGATTGGTGTTAATGAATATGGTATGGCATCTGATGATTATGTGTCATGGGTTTTAAATGGTGGTGATGGTAGAGATTTTATATTTAGAGAGTTAAATATTGAACCTGTAAAATCACTTAAACAATACA